GTGATGATAGAGTTGTAGTCCACCATCGTTTAGTTTGTTCTCTTGAACTAGGTTGTATTGTTGTGGAATGGTCCTCAATGTCATCTGCAATAATCAAGTCACAGTCACGTGAAAGAATTTTACCACCTTTACCTACAGCCACCATTGTCGGTGATTTAATACCAGTCACTGTCCTGGTCTTAACTGTAAACTGTCCAGAACTCCAAGTCTTTCCAGTTCTACTCTTAGGTTTAAATGTTTCTCCTGGTCCACAAAAATCTTGTATCAGCTGCTCGTTATTTTCTAAGTGGTCTAATACAGAACCTACAGCATTCTTAGATATATCTTCGTTACCACCTACCCACATAATTCTTATGTTCGGTGCTTTACATATTTGCCATACAGCAAAGTGTGTAAGTAAATCAGTTTTGCCATGTCGAGGAGGTGAGAGAATCATAAGTTGTTCACCTTTATCAATAGCTTTTAAAATATTTTTAATCCAGTTTTTATGAAACTTAGCAGTTTCGTATGCTTGTCCAGTCTCTGTTAAGAAGTATCTATTTCTAAACTCTTCAAAAGATTCTAAAGATTTTTTAGCTTCCTCTGGTACATCCCAATCTTCTCTAGCTTTGTGTACTGCTTTATCTTCTTTATATGCAAGCAGCATTCTGGCAACAACACTTTGGTCAATGCCCATATCTTCTGCTACAAACTTCTGTGTAATAATGCCTTCGAGTACTTCTTCTGCATAATCTGCTACAAAAGACATGTAATGTTCACCACGACTAGCTCTATTGTTTGGGGTTGTAGCTAACTTCTTAGTTTCTTTTTTCTTTTCATTTCTTGCCCTGGCGTTAGCAGCTTTAGTACATTGCAGCTTGCAGTACTTCTGTCTGCCATGTTGTTGTTTAAATTTATCTCCACAGTGCGGACACGCAACTGTTTTAAGATTAGCCATTACTTCTTTTTTTTCTTTTTAGGAAATCCAGCTTTCATATTTGCATAAGCTTTAGGACTGATAGTAGATTTCTTTTTTGACCTACTGGTCCCAGCTTTTTTTCTTTTATTTATATTATGATATAAACCTTTTTTAGCTGCCATAACTTCTCCTTACCAAGCTTTGCAAGACCAATATCTTGCTGTTGTTTTATCTTTAGCTGTGCTGCATTTGTGTCTAGCACGAAACGAAGCTCTAGCTCCAGGGTTGTTTTTTCTAATAGCCATGTTAGGGTCACCAAACATTACTTTCTTTACTTTGCCATTAGACATTACAAAGACTTTAGATTTCTTACGCCCATAGCCAGGTTCTCCTTTACGAATAGCACTAGGAGAATTTAACTTTACTTTCATTCCACGAAATTCAGCCACTATCTTCTCGCAGTTTTATACAAACGTTTGCTATTTTTAGTATGTTTTTTGCCAGAGTGAATCTGCCCATTAGGCATTTTGTGATGCGCTCCTTTAAATTCCTTACCAGCTTTTGTATATACTTTCATAAATTATTTTTTTTTCTTTTTACCTTTATTTTTTTTCATACTTTTTTTATATGAATAGTTACCTTTGGGCATTTTTTCTCCTTCTATACTTAAATTATGGCAGACTTTATACAAGGTAACAAGTACCCTAATTCAAAAAAGAATATGCAGTTTCAAAAGAATCGAAGCTGTGTACATTCTGCTTGTACTACCATACTATCTCAATACAATAAATATAAATATTGTTATAAACATAAACCCAAATCCTTCCCCAGAATCAAAGGTAGAAACCCAGACACTACTAAACAAGAACCCCTGGAGTAAAAAAATTTTTTATATTTCGTATAAATTGTAAATTAGTTTCCTCTATGATAAAGTTATCACACACAAACAGCAAGGACCAAGTAATTAGATACAGGTAAAGTGGACATCGGGAGTACGAAAGTCTCACCTTACAGCCAGTAAGACCAACTAGAAAGACAAGTGAGATACCCAAGGTCTAAGGAAACATCCTAGCTTATAAAAGATTATATAAAAACAATAGCCCGCTACATCCTAAACACCCCCCAGTAGAATAGAGAACATAATGAAATGCAAAGAGTGTAAGCGTACATTAAAGCAAGTTAACGATAACTTAGCTTACTGTGATAACTCACCTAATGTGTGTACCTTATCTACAAAAACAATAAACATACACAACATATAGTACCACTACATCTAGTAGCACTATATATAGTAACTAATTGGCATTAAATAAATCTAGTGTTACGAATACGAATACCACCCCCTCAAATTAGCATTCCCATTGCTTGTCCTATAATCTGTATTATGTTGCGTTAGAGGGTCTATGTTTCCTAGGGTTTACAGATAAAAGCCCTGTTTCACTGGTTATGAAATACTATGTCTAAAAGTACCCCAGTTATTTTTCTAAATGGATATGGCATGGGCTGGATTGCTAAGGATTGTTAGATAACACTGAATAAAAAATATTTAAAATACTTGTAACCTTTTGTAACTGCATAGAGTCAAAGCAGTATGAAACAAACAAATACAATTACATTCATGATAGGTGCAAGCGGGAGCGGTAAGTCTGCCCATGTTGCTAAGGAAGCAGCAAGGACTAATGCGTTCGTGATTGACCCCGATGAAATCAAGGCGAAACTAAACAAGGACCAACCACTATCAAAAGATGTCAACGCGGAGCTGCACCCAGCAGCCAGCGACATTGCATCAAAGATGCTTGAGTTTTATTTCAATGCTTCTCAAACATTCTTAGATAATTTTAACGCTGATAACGTTATCTTCGATAATCGTGGCAAGTCACCAATAAAAGTATTAAGAAGGATACAAGCAGCAAAAGAAGCTGGACTATCTGTAAAAGTTATTTACGTAGAAGTAGAACTTGTTAACTGCTTGCTGAATGTATTCATTAGGAATATTAAAAGCAATAGGGCGATGTATCTTCAAGAAGTAATTAACGCTTATGAATCCATGAAGATATCAGTAGCAATCTGCAGGATGCTGCACGTTACAGGAATCATAGAGATGCAAACAGTACAAGGATACAGGAGAATAAAATCCAAAAGAATATGTAACCTTCTCAAAGTCGGGAGGGTCTAAACAATATGAAGGGACAAGATATGAAAAATATATATAGAGTAATTTTCCATGATGAGTCTGGAGAAATAAAAGTTACAGCACCAACACACTACGAAGATGCTTACAACACTGCGGAAGCGTGGAAGGGTACGATTTACAGAGAAGAAAAAACACAACCAGTTAAGGAGGTTAAGTAATGGGAGCAGGTAATTGTTACCCCGCAGCATGGAATGCAATCAATACAAAAAAGAATGATGACTATATCGTGGTCCATGCACTGCGAGATATATTCAAGGGTGCGAATCACTTCGGAGGACATGCCTTCTTATTAAACAAGAAAACAAATACTGTTTACGATGACTGCATCAGCGCTAAATATATTGATGGTTCTGTTGATGGTGTTGTTGATGGGATGCCCTTCGATGAGTATGTAGAGAAAACATTCGTAGTAACAGAGGGTGAGTATGTTTACAAAGAATATACTAGAAAAGAATTAAACAAAGAGACTGCAAAAGATATGGTTCACATGCCATTTGATTTAGCTAAAGAACAATGGAGCATGAAGCCAAAAGAATTTGCTAAGAGATTCCCAGGGTATGAGAGCTACGCTGATTACATGAAGAATTATTTTCAACCAACATTCGAGCCGCACTGGGTCAAGCTGCGTGAGATGCACGAAGCAGATGAAGCTAAGAAAAAAAAGGTGTAACCTATTTCAAATTTAAATAGTCTAAGTTACGTGAAGGAAGGAAAACAAATGAAAGAAAAAGAAATTGTTTGGGTAGATATATTCGGCAATGAAGTTAAGCGAGATGTGTATCAGATAACTGGTGCAGGTGCAGACACTATGAAATATAAAGAGGAGCTTGAGTAATGATTCAAATTACAATCGATACAAACAACGCAGCGTTCGAGGATGCCTTCCACTATGAAGTAGGAACCATCCTAGATAAAGCTGCGAAACTTATTTACAAAGTTAAAGATGGAGGATTTGAAGTTCTCAAATTAAAAGATACTAATGGAAATACTGTTGCGACAGTAGAACTGGATGGTAAGTAATGAAACTACACATGGGAGGATACGTTAAAAAAGCAGAGGTATTAGAAAGGGTAAAGATAGCAGGCAAATTAAAAGGAACTTATGTCTCAATAGATTTCAACAATCTTACAGAGTTGTTAGAGTTTCAATCTGCAATCAATAGAGAACTAGAAGATTGCATTAAAGAATATGAAGGACAATTTGAATTAGATATTTTAAAAGAAATAAATAAAGAGGAGCTTAAGTAATGATTCAAGTAGGAGAAATGATTGCAGTTAGAACTAAAGATTTAACTGAAGATGAAGTTAAACAAATAGAGATAGCGTTAGTTAATACAGTAGCTACTTACGAAACGTTTGATGACTACATGTACAACTACTTAACACAAGAGGAGGAGTAAGTGTCAGTTAAAGTAACGATGCCAATAGGGAGCCAACCAAAACTCCCTATTGTAAGAGACCGAGAGGTCTGGACAAGATTAACTTACGAAGTATTAAAGACATACGAAGTAAAGATACTAGCTGATGATGAGACCATGCAAGAAATAGCAGAGGAAATTGTAGCTGGTATCACCAAAGATAGATTAAAAAACTGGGAGCTTGCATGGTTAAAAGTTCAAGCAAGAGCAGAAGATAGAGCAGCAGCAATTAAAGAGGAGGAATAATGACAGATGAAAAAATTATACAACAACTATGGCAATGCCTAAGAAATAATTACACGTACGATGAAGCACGAATACACATGCAAGCGTATGCGGTAGGCATGGCAACAGAAAGAAAGGTTGTAGTTGTTGAGAAAACAAGTAACCATAATTAATTTATTAAGTCTAAATAATATGAAGGAAGGAAACTAAATGGATAACTTAATCGGACAAAGTTACAAAGAGTTCTTGTCAACTCATAAAGATTATGAGAAAGCAGAGCAACACTATACAAATTTAACTGATGAAGAAGCAATCGTGTTTGTTCACAAAAAGAAGATGATTGCTACTGCATTCAGTGGTAAGAAAGCAACACAAGACTGGAGCTACAGATTCAGAGATGAGAGAGAGCGCAGAAA